TTGGATTAATGGTATAAAAGATTATCAAATAGCAATAAGTGCCGCAGCGGCATCATTAAGCAATACATCGGCTAATCTTTATCTTGGTTTTTCTCAAAATGGTACACAACAAGCAGCCCATTGTAGCATGGCACTTTGGCGCATTGGTGCAGGTAGTCTTTCAGCAGACCAAATAGTTGAGATGTGCCGCACAGAGTCGCAAATGTTCCAACTAAATGCAAAGTGTACCTTCCAAGGGACATCCGATTTAGTCAGTTGCATGGCGTATGATAGTAGATACAATGCACTTACTATCGGTACCGCTGACGGTTCCGCAACATTCAGAGATCTCGTTATTGATGGTGACTACTACGCAAAAACTGGTAATGTGGTATCCGTGTCTGCCGATGAGGGTATGGTTCTTGAATCAACCACTACACTGGCAAGGTTCACTGGTGCATCTAATAACTTTGATAATAGATTATCTCCTGACTTATATACTATTGGTATGGATAGAGCAAAACTTAATAGTTTTGTTGATAATACTGTTGTGTATAATGGTATAACTATTAATACATCCACGAACATCGTTGACACGTTCCTTTATGATACTACCAAAGATAGTGATGGTGGTGCATGGCGTCTAAACTGCCAGACAAAAAGTTGGTACAATGAGACATTAAACACAGCAACCAGGGGTAAGACCAGAGAGTTTCCTGCTGTTGCATTGATAGTAGCAGAGACAACCAAGGTCACTATATATGACGCAACTATGGACGGTTGTCCTATGTGGATGGTGTTTAATGTTGGTGGTACATCACCAAATAATAATATGATCGGTTCATCTGCCGCTGTTATTACTTCAATTGCAGCATTAAATGGAGTTGCATCTATTGGATTTTCAAATGATGGTGTAAGAAAAATTATTTTTAATTTAGATAAGTGTGAACACAGGACAGTAAATGCGCATAATTGGTATAATAATGATATATCAGGAAGACATACCCCTATTGGTTGGACAATCATTGATGCAATATATATAATTAATACCACATGCAATGATGTCGCAATGACCGTGATCCCCGGCGCTCCGATAGATGCACTTACCGGACTCCCGGTGCCCACGATTGCCGTGGCTACTGCTGGCGGTGTTAGTATTATTGATGGTTATGCTGGAGTCGGGACTGTTATTGATGATGTATATACAGGATGTATATATTCAAAAGTAAGTTTTTATAATAGTCGCATTTGCTACTCTTATGCAACTGGTATGTTTGTTGGGACACTTGCGAGCTACCTTACTGACTTAAGCACTAACTCAATTTCAACATGGGAAAGTGGAAGGGGTGGAAAGGTTTATTATAACAATGGATCTACTTCGGCATCAATTCCAGCCTCCATTCCATGCACAACACCAACAGTGTGTGTGAACACCGCAATTGGAAGTCCAATAGGGTTATCTATTATTCGAGAAGATCAAGTCACACCTGTCAACGGCATGGCTGCCCACGTAACCAATTACTGTAATACTGGTTGGATGAAGGGGGATATTCGTAGAGCTTTAGTGTGTGATGCATTAGGAACCTCGGATAGTCTGTCGAATCTTGTGACCAATGGAACTTTTGATACTGTAACTACGGGATGGTCGGAATATCAGAGCACACTTTCAATAGACACAGCAAGATTGAAAATTGCTATAGCAACCTCAACTGATGGTAGAGCATATCAGGCATTTACCACAATAGTTGGGAGGCAGTATACAATAAGAGCAACAATGTATACCGGAACCCAGGTAACGGCATACATCGGCGTTGGGCTGTCCGGCACTGTATCAATGTCTGGTGGTACTACTACATTGGTGAGTGGAGTTGAAGGAACAAAAACATTTATAGCTACAAGCACTTTAAGTGTAGTGGTTATCGGGGTGACTGGAGTTGTTGGTAATTATGCTTTTTTTGATAACGCCTCTGTTAAAGAAGATGTTCTTGACCGTTCAGTAAAAGCCTCTACATTCACAGTAAACGGAGCTCTTGCCCGTAATCCTGTAGCAACAGGTGCAGAGTTGCAGCATATATCCAACTTCTCTGCAAGTAACTATTTGTCACAACCTTATAGTGCAGATTTGGACTTTGGCACTGGTGACTTCTATATTGCTGGGTGGTTGAAAGAGGCTCCAAATACAATTGAAGAATTTGTTTTGTTAAGAAGTTATGTTTCTGGAGTGTATATTGGGGCAGCCATAGGGTTGGCAGTTTTAGTTTCAGGTAAATTAAGAGCACTCATTACTGATGATGCATTTGCTACATATGATGTATCTGAAAGCATTAGAACCATTGATACTTCTGTACCTTTTATGTTTTGCCTGGTCAGAAGGTCAACAAAACTAGAGTTGTGGATTAATGCTGTCATTGAGGGAAACACTACAATAGTAGCAGCAATAGGGTCACTATCAAACACAAGTGCCAACTTATTAATAGGTAAAACAAACGATGCTTCTGCACCACTTACAAACGGCTCCCTAGCACTCCTTCGCATCGGTGCAGGTAGCCTTTCAGCAACTCAGATAGCTGAGATGTACCGTACCGAGTTATCAATGTTTCAACCATACGCAAAGTGTACCTTACAAGGAACATCCAGCCAGGTTAACTGTCTGGACTATGATGATAGGTATAATGCCCTTACTGTTGGTACTGCTGACGGTGTTGTGACATTTAGAGACCTTATTATAGATGGTGACTACTACGCAAAATCTGGTGATGTTAGGTCTATATCCACTAACGATGGTATGGTTCTTGAATCAACCACTACACTGGCAAGGTTCACTGGTGCATCTAACTCATTTGATGGCAGGTTGTCTGGTAGCCAGGTTGGTAGTGCAGTATCTACCGGTTCGGGTTCTGGTGTTACATCATACAGTATATCCAGTGCTACCAACTTATTGGCGGATTCTGAATATATGGTTGATACGACCGCCGGTGCCTTCACTGTAACACTTCCATTAAGCCCAGGTGTTGATGATAAGATTGTCCTGTATGACATCATGGGAACATTTGATACATACTCCCCTATAGTTGCCAGAAATGGTAAACTTATTATGGGTATAGCCGAGGATCTTATACTAGATCTGAGAAATACAAAGGCTGAGTTTGTATACTCTGGTGATACCAATGGATGGAGAATGTATGCTGTGGCAATGAACGCCACCGGTGCTTATACAGAAGATTGGGTTATTGTAAACACCAACACTACTGCTACTATGAGTAATGGTTATTTTGTAAACACTTCCAGTGCCCAGGTAACCATAACCCTCCCTCTTACTGCTGTGATGGGTGATAGAGTGAGTATTTCTGATTATGCTGGTTCATTTGGTATAAACAAGTGTATTATAAACAGAAATGGCCATAACATTATGGGTGTTGCTGAGAATTTTGACTGTGATGTCCCCAACCTCGGAATACTATTAGTATATACAGATGCAGCCCAAGGATGGCGTGTCGTATATATGGCCGGTGCCGGGGGTGACACAGTACAAAATTACAGCCGCAGAAACTATATCATCAATGGCAACTTTGATGTGTGGCAACGTGGGACAAGTCAGACAACTGTTGGATATGGTAGTGATGATAGGTTTTATAACTCTAACAACGGTTCAACTAAGGTCCACTCTAGGCAAGCATTTACACTTGGCCAAACAGACGTTCCAGGCAATCCAAAGTATTTTAGCAGGACTGTTGTTACAAGTGTTGCTGGTGCCGGGAATTATACGATTAAGCAACAAGCTATTGAGGATGTTACAGCACTATCAGGAAAAACTGTAACACTATCATTCTGGGCAAAAGCAGATGCCAACAAAAACATTGGGGTTAGATCTTTACAGTTTTTTGGTACAGGCGGTTCCCCATCCCCTGTTACCGAGTGTGGTTCACAGTTGGTAGCACTAACAACAGTATGGCAAAAGTATACAATAACTTTTAATGCACCAAGTATCAGCGGCAAAGTGTTAGGAACAGATAATAATAACTACTTTGGGGTGTATTTCGGTTTTGATATTGGTTCAACTTTTAGTGGGGTGTATGGTGGTATGATTCAGCAATCAGGCACCTTTGACATTGCCCAGATTCAACTTGAGGAAGGTAGTGTTGCAACAGAGTTTGAGCGTAGGACTTATGCTGAAGAGTTACAACTGTGCAAAAGGTATTATCAAAAAGCAGAAAATAACAGATTTTCGGGTAATGTAGTTCCGGGTTATTCTTATCAAGTATCTGTTGAACTCCCTGTTACTATGCGTAAGAGTCCTGTGGCTACTTCCACCAACGGAGGAAATACCGGGTTTCCTTCTAGTGTTGGTACTCTTGAAATTTTTCCTGATATATTGATAGAATATCGCACGTCATCTGCGAATACTGTGGGATATTTTTATTCACAGCACTCATTAGACGCTGAACTATAAAAGGGGATAATAGATGAGTAATGTAGAAGATTTTTTTGGTGGCCTTTCAAGAAGAACGCTGAAAAAAAACTATATAATCAACGGTAACTTTGATATATGGCAGCGTGGCACAAGTCAGACCGCTGTTGGATATGGTTCTGATGATAGGTGGCAAAATGATAATGTTGGTACAACCAAGGTGCATTCTAGGCAAACATTTACATTAGGTCAGACAGACGTTCCAGGCAATCCAAAGTATTTTAGCAGGACTGTTGTTACAAGTGTTGCTGGTACAAATAACTATTATCAAAAACTACAGAGAGTTGAGGGTGTTGCATCTTTATCAGGAAAAACAGCAACGTTATCATTTTGGGCTAAAGCAGACGCGGCAAAGAATATTGCGATAGAGTTTTATCAGTATTTTGGGACAGGTGGTAGTCCTTCTACTGCGGTATACGGTATTTGTCCCCAATTAGTGGCACTTACTACAAGTTGGAAGAAATACACTGTAACGGCAAATATCCCAAGTATTAGTGGCAAGACTCTTGGTACAGATGGAAATGATTCTTTGATTCCAATTTTCTGGTTTGATGCTGGTTCAAATCACAATATAAGGACAGCAAACTTAGGGCAACAATCAGGTACCTTCGACATTGCACAGGTTCAACTTGAAGAAGGTAGTGTTGCTACAGAGTTTGAGTGTAGGACTTATGCTGATGAGTTAACTTTGTGTCAGAGATATTTTCAGAAGTCTGGGATACTATATGGATATGCGGCTAGTTCTGCGCATATTAGTGTGTGTTATTCGGCAATACAAGAGTTCAGAACAATTCCGATAGTAGTGCTACCAACCACTTCTCTTGCGGCCGAATCACCACCATGGGTAACATCAGTAAATTCTACCGCATCTGTAATAAGTAGTGGGCATATCGCTTATTCCATTGCTAAGTTTGATATTCTTATTAGTGGGTTCACTGGACTTATTGCTCGCTATCCGGCATCCTTACGTACACCTATTTGGTTTGACGCAGAATTATAAAAAGAGGGATAATAGATGAGTAAAATAGGAAATTTTTATGGTTCTTTACCGGGCAAGACACTAGCAAAGAACTACTTGATCAATGGTAACTTTGATATATGGCAGCGTGGTACAAGTCAGACCTTAAATGCGTATGGCAGTGATGACCGATGGAGAAATGATTCTATTGGTACAACCAAGGTGCATTCTAGACAATCATTCACACTTGGCCAAACAGACGTTCCAGGCAATCCAAAGTATTATAGCAGAACTGTTGTTACAAGTGTTGCTGGTGCAAGTAACTATTGTCATAAGTTCCAAAATGTTGAATTTGTTTACTCACTATCAGGTAGGCAAGCCACAGTATCATTTTGGGCTAAGGCTGATACGGTTAAAAATATAGGTGTGAGACTATACCAATATTTTGGTGCAGGTGGTTCCCCATCAACTTTTGTTGAGTGTCCGTGGGCAAAACTGATAGCATTAACGACAGTATGGAAAAAATATACAGCTACCTTCAGTGTACCAAGTATTGCAGGAAAAACACTAGGGACAGATAACGGTGACGCTTTAGTGTTATCTTTTGGTTTTGACGCCAATCCAAGTCTTGGGGCGGCGTATGCCGGTCTGGGGCATCAATCAGGCACCTTTGACATTGCACAGGTTCAGCTTGAAGAAGGTAGTGTTGCTACTGAGTTTGCACAACGAACAGTTAGTGAAGAGTTGGCTTTGTGTCAGAGATATTTTCAGAAGTCTGGGATACTATATGGATATGCGGCCAGTTCTGCATGGATTTTTGTGCATTATTCAGCAATACGGGAGTTCAGAACATATCCTGTGGCTACACTAACAACCACCTCTCCTACGGGAGAATCACCACCTTGGATAACATCAGTAAACTCTACTGCATCTATATTAGATGGCACACACATTCCGTATTCCACGACCAAGTTTGATATCACTGTTGGTGGGTTTACCGGGCTTATCCCCGGTTATCCAGCGTCTTTGTTTTCACCAATTTATTTTGATGCAGAGTTGTAATAAAGGGGATAATAGATGAGTAAAATAGAAGATTTTTATAGTTCTTTACCGGGCAAGACACTAGCTAAAAACTACTTGATCAATGGTAACTTTGATATATGGCAGCGTGGCACAAACCAATCAACGAGTGGGTATGGAAGTGCTGATAGGTGGTATTGCCATAATATCGGAACTACCAAAGTCCACTCAAGACAATCATTTACGTTAGGGCAGACAGATGTTCCAGGCAATCCAAGATATTACTCAAGGACTGTTGTTACAAGTGTTGCTGGAGCTAATAGTTTATGCCAAATGTACCAGCCTATTGAGTCTGTACTTTCTTTGGCGGGTAAGACGGCAACACTATCATTCTGGGCAAAAGCAGATGCAGCAAAAACAATCGCAGTACGAATAACAACCATTTACGGGACAGGTGGTTCCCCTACCGCAACTCCACTATCGTTAGTTCAAAATGTCTTGCTAAACACTTCATGGCAAAAATTCACATTAACCTATGATATACCTACTATACCTAGTGGAACCGTACTAGGCACAGACAATAACGATAGGAGAGATGTCGTTTTTTGTTTCGATGCAGGAACAGATTATTCACACTGGGGTATCGGTCAGCAATCAGGAACCTTTGACATTGCACAGGTTCAGCTTGAAGAAGGTTCGGATGCTACAGAGTTTGAAAAGCGAACTACTAATGAGGAGTTGTATTCGTGCCAGAGATATTTTCAGAAGGCGGGAATGCTATATGGATTTGTAGTTAATTCCACAACTATTAGTATGCATTATTCAGCAATACGAGAGTTTAGAGCATATCCTGTGGCTACACTACCAACTACTTCTCTTACTGCGGAATCACCACCTTGGGCATTCTTTAAATACTCAACCGGATCTGCATTGGGTAGTGCGCACATTGTATCCACCGCCGCGTTTGATGTCACTGTTAGTGGGTTCACTGGTCTTACTGCTAACAGTTCGGCTTCTTTGTATCCACATATTTGGTTTGATGCAGAAATATAAGTATAGATATAGGAATGAATATAAGAAGTTTGCCATTTAATGGTTAGATAGGGTAGTTATAAATGTCATACTAGGGATACATTTTAATGGCGGAACTTAGCTCAACAAAAATATACGGTGATTTAGAAGTAACCGGAATTATAAAAAACACCACCACTGTGATATCAAATGACACAACCCTATTCTCCAATAAGGGGGTGTTTATGGTGGATACTTCCGTTTCCGGCATCACCCTGACATTACCCGCATCCCCGATGCTGGGAGACAGGATAATCATATATGACATGACAGGATTTTTCTCTGTTAATAATCTGATAATATTACCATCCGACAGAAATATAATGGGATTTGATGAGAGTGCAACTATTGATGTTGGTGGTTCAGAGGTAGTGCTTATATATGCAAACACAACCCTTGGATGGAGGGTGTTTATTTCTCAACCACTTTCCTCAATATAAGTTTTGAGTGTTTGATAAACTATAAATATGTATAAGAGTTTATATGATTTATAAATTACGAATTTTATAGGGAAAGTATGGGATATAAAATGAATATAAGAGGTTCTTCCACATGGAATAACCTCTTTAAAGATGCCAATATAGAGATTACCGATACGGGTAATAAATTCACATCCACGACCTTGGAGGGCGTGCTTGATGAGTTATATACTATCGCCACATCCGGTGGTATCTCCTGGAGTGTCGTGGTTATGGATACAACCACCCTCTCCAATCACGGATACTTTGTGAATACTTCCGGGGGCATTGTAGTTATGACTCTCCCTTCTTCCGCATCCGTAGGTGATACTGTAAAGATATCTGATGTATCCGGAACCTTTGGGACATATAAATGCACCATAGCCAGAAACGGTAATAAGATTATGGGGTTATCTGAAGATTTTGATTGTGATATAAACAATCTTTGTATAGAGTTGGTGTATTCAAATTCCACAAATGGTTGGAGAATAACAAACTTTACTTATTAATGTGATATTGTTGGTGAATAATATTCACAACTAAGTTTATAATAGGGGATATAAATGAGTAGACAAACAGATTTTTTTGGTAGTTATACAGGTAAGACACTAGCAAAGAACTACCTAATCAACGGCAACTTTGATGTGTGGCAACGTGGTGTTACTCAAACAACGTCAGGATATGGGTCTGATGATAGATGGTATAACGTATATATAGGAACTACAGGTGTATGCTCAAGACAAGAGTTCCCACTTAATCAAACTGATGTCCCAGGAAATTCGAG